CAAGGCATAACCAGCCATGCGCTCCCAAAGCGGCTCTGGGCGGCCATAGGCCTGCACCCAGGTGCAGTCTGCAAAATTACGGGGTGTTGTGTTGTTCTCCATGTTGTTCTCCTCATTCATTGATGTAAGACAGCTCTGACAAATTCGTTGGTTTGGCGATTCGGTCATATTTAGCCAAATCCTCTGGCCATTGCATCGCTCTTTCCAGATCCAAATACTCTTGCTGAGTCAGCTCAATGTCTTTTTTGGTTTTTGATCTTGTTTCTTCATTCATGTCGTTCTCCTAAAGATTCGGACCAGTGGCCCCGGTGGGTGATTACAGAATGCTGACCAAAGAAACAACAAAAGCTGGTCCATAAATTTTTTGCAGTGATTCAACTGCATCAAATTCATTGGAGGCTTGGACGTCAACATATTTGGTTGTGTAGTCCTTCAATGCCACAACATTGAGGTTTGATTCGATGATGATTTTGTAAGTTGCCATGTCGGTTGCTCCGGTTTGGTTTGTTGCGATGACTGAATCATAACATCATTTCACACAATCTCACACAATTTATTTTATAGGGATAAACCCTTAGATCGCAGTGATCTCCACATCATGCGGTTTGCGCTTCCCATCCAGCAGCTCATGCAAGCGTTTTTCAGTCAGGCGGTGGCAGCGAATCATGGCCCTCGCAGGCAGCACATCCAACAGCGCGGCGTAATCCTCCAGCACAGCACGCACTGCCTGGATGCCAGCGCCATCCAGCCGGATCGCGCCACCGGCAGTGTTTCGGCGGCCAGCATGGGCCATCGCAGTGATGGCATCCATCAGCAGGCCAGAACTGTCCTCGCACACTTGCATGGTCTCGATCAGGGTCTCCATGAGGTTGACCGCATCCGACACCACACGCCAGTCGTCTGTCGTTGGGCTTGGCGCTTTTTCCATGGCGGCCAGGCCTTCGTACATCCGTGTCAGCTGGTGCGTGCGGTACTCCACCGGCAGTGGCTCGGTAGGGCTGGCCATCATCTCGTCCAGAATTGTGTAGTGCTTCGGCCTTTGGGCCGGGCGTTTCTTCCCGGCCTTCTTCACACAAACCCCCGAATGTCTGGCGCTTTCCAGCCCTCTGGCTTGCCGATCTTTCCACCCTCCAAGATCACAGGCTTGCCATCGACCAGCTTGGCGTCGTTTGAGTCCAGCACAGCACGATCAGCCCCAGGCTTGTTCATGCCGGCCAGGTAAGCCACGCCATTGCCAGTCACCTCGATATCACACAGTGCATCCAAGGCATCAATCCGCAGGTGAACTGGGATGTAAACGAACTGCTCACGGCGTTTCAGCTTACCGGCGAACCACTCCAGATCGGTGCGCGTGCGCTCCAGCAACTTGCCGTAACCCTCAGAGTCGCTTCGCAGCGCCCCCAGGAACTCGCAGAATTCCTCCAGGTGGCAGCCAATCTGCACAGACAAATTCTCGGTGTCCGGCTCTTTTCCGCAGGCTTTCAACCAGGCCTCGGTGCGTTCGTAGTTCGTCATGCCTTTTGCTCCAAAATAATTTTGGATAGCATTTGTTGCGCTTCGTGCATTTCATCGTGCAGGTAATCAGGCAGTGGGTTTTTCGTGCTGAATGCCCACGACTCCAGCGCGGACAGCAACATCATGGTTTTAAGCGCTTCTTCTTTTTTCATGCTTTCACCTTCTCAGACTGGCGTGCCAGCTCCAACTTGATGCAATGCAGGATCTGCGCGGCCAGCGTGCGGGTGTTCTCCTCGGCCATCTTCCGCAGCTCGATCTCCACATCCGCAGGCAGCCGCAACGTCATGTAGCGGTCTTTGATCTTGTCGGTGCTCATAGGTCGACCCCTTGGTAAATCATTTCAATACGGTTGATTTGGCAAGACAGCATGGCGTTAAATGCAGACAGTTGATTGGCCAAAGAGCAGCCAGATCCTTCTGTTCCACGCAAGCCAGGAGACGTCTCATTCGCAGGGATGCAGGCAGACGCCAAACGGCTGTCCAATGAGTCGATGACGCTTGCCAAAGCATGAAGGTTTTTCTCAAACTGCTGCATTTCGCGGGTCACGCCACCCTGCTGGCGCTGCTTGACATCGGCTCCCAGGATGGCCTTCGGGTGAAATCTTTCCTGTTGCTGGGCAGGGTTGTGGGCGTAGCCTTCTTCAATCCGGCCCCTGGGATCGTAGTCCCTTGAAAGTTGGTCGTAGCTCATCAGTCAGTCCCTCCAGCGTTGATCGCCTCCTCGAACATGTCCATCGTCGCGCCAGCGCCAGCCAACTCGATGGCCGTGCCACCAGTGAGCAAGCTCACCAAATCATCCTGGCCAGCCACCTCGATGTCGAAACGGGTCTGGGCAGCGTACTTGATGGCTTGGGCCTGGTTGCTTGCGCGAATCAAGCGGTGCTTGTTGGTCTCCACATCCGTGACCAGGTAAATGCGTGTGCTCATGGTATAAATTTTCCTTCGTTAAAAAAGGCCTGAATCTGCCCTTTTGCAGCCTCAGCACCTTTGCACACTTTAACACAATAACCCACTTCTTCGAGGTATTTGATCCAGTCCTTTTGCTCGGCACTGACCGCGCCACCCTTCGTGCGCTTCATCTCCACCCACAGCCCCCAGGCAGGCACAAACAGATCAGGCACACCAGAGGAAACGCCCTCGGCTTTCAAGCGGCCAGCGGTGGCAGGGCTTCGCGCCCCACCGTTCGGGATGGCAAAAATCCGCACCCCTTTGTACGTCTGGCGAAACCAGCGCACCACCTCGCGCTGCTCCTCATGCTCGGTGGGTATGCGCTCGGCGGTCAAAACGGCACCTCTTGCATCCACTTCGGGCATTCGCCCACAGCCTCGGCAAACTCTGCCGGTGGCTTCATGAAGAACTCCACACACATCCCGTCGTGGCCATAGTTCTCGCACGTATGGCAGCAGCGTGGTGGCCCAGCGCGATCCCACTCGCGCCACTGGACCAGGAACTCGGGTTCGGGTGGCCTGCTCATTTCAGCCCCCTTTGCATTGCCTTCACCCAGCACCGGGCACAGTGCCACTTCGCACGCAGCTCGACACCGCCCCTCGGCTCCTTGGCCACCTTGCACAAATCACACATGCGCAGCTTCTGCGCCTTCACCAGTTCGTCGATCATCATTCCCAGCTCCTTTTCATCACTCTAAAAAATTTCCCGTCCTTGCGATACTCGATCAGCTTCGGCGGCGTGGCGTTGTTCATGTTCTGCACCATCTCGATCATGCTTTGCACATTCAGGCCACCAGGCACAATGCTGGCGCTGTTCGCAATACTCAGCAGCAGGCCCATCGCCCTCTGGCCAGCGTAACCCTCGTGCATGATCGGCAAGTATTCAGTGATCGGCGGGTCACTCAGCCCCCCGTAATACGTCACCGCCAGCATCTTGATGCCAGACGCCCTGCTCGTATGCTCACGCCAGGCCCAGCTGCTCACCTCCAGCTCCTTGCCCTCCAGCCCCATGATGTCGTCATTGCGCAACACCATCGCCTTCTTCACAGGCTCGGGGAACTGCTCACCGCACGACGGGCAGGTCATCACAGAGATATGCACCAGCTCCCCACAGTGATCGCACACCTTCACTGGTGCCTCGCCCTCACCATCGCTGCTCGACTTCTTCGGCGGCTGCACATTGGTGATCGGTCCGTGTGTCTCCACCACGCCAGCAAAGTCCAGCACCAGGCAGTGATCGGTGTGGCTCTTGACCCTCATGCCTCTGCCGGCCATCTGAACGTACAGGCTCGCGCTCATGGTCGGGCGCAGCATGGCCACCAGATCGATGTCGGGATAGTCAAAGCCAGTCGTCAGAACATTGGCGTTTGTCAGCGCACGCAGTCGCCCAGCCTTGAAGTCGGTCAGGATGCGCTCGCGCTCCTTCTTCGGCGTTTCCCCGGTCACACACTCAGCAGCCACACCCTGCTGGCGCAGGGCTTCGGCCACGTGTTGCGCGTGCTGCACACCAGCACAAAAGAACAGCCACGCCTTGCGCTCTCCAGCTAAGGCCACCACCTCGCGCACTACAGCCTGATTCTTGTCGTCCGTGTCCACAGCGGCCTGCAGCTCGGATTCGATGAACTCGCCCCCGCGCTTCTTCACACCAGTCACATCCAGCTTGGCCTTGGTGATCTTCGAGCGCAGCGTGGACAGATAACCCTTAAACACCAGCTCCTCGATGCTCACAGGCGTCAGCAGGTCATCAAACATGGCAGGCTTGTCGGTTATCAGTCCATGCCCCAAGCGGTACGGCGTGGCAGTCAGGCCAATCACGCGCAGGCTCGGGTTGATCGCTTTCAGTTCGTCCAGCAGCTTGCGATAACCGCCCTCGTCCTTGTGGTTGACCAAGTGGCACTCGTCAATGATCACCAGGTCGATATGCCCCAGCTCTCGCGCCTTGCTCCGCACCGACTGAATGCCAGCAAACGTGATCGGCTCCCCCAAGTCCTTACGGCCAATGCTCGCGCTGTAGATCCCCATCGGCGCCCCAGGCCAGTGCTGGCGCATCTTCTCGGCGTTCTGCTCGATCAGCTCCTTGACATGGGTCAGCATCAGCACACGGGTCTCGGGCCAATTCTGCAAGGCATCCTTGCACAGCGCGGCCACAATGTGCGACTTGCCAGATCCAGTCGGAAGCACCAGGCAAGGGTTGCCAGCTCCACCGGCCTCGAACCAGGCATACAGCTGGTCGATGGTGCGCTGTTGGTACTCACGCAGCATGGCTTCCCCACTGTTTCGCCATCGCGTCAGCAATGCCTTGATAAGTCTCGCTGCGGATCTTCCAGCGGTCGGCGCTCGGGGACAGCTTGTTTTGTCCACTGGAGGTCTGGTTGCCCCAGCGCGGTCTGGCCTTCTTCTCGCCATTGCAGTTGGCGCATCCATATTTTCCAGCGCCATCAGGCAATTCAATGCCACAGCACACCCAGCGCGGATCGACCAGCTCGGTGGCCACCAACTTCGGCAGACCCTTCAACCACAAGCACGTTTTCTTGCTGGCGTCGTGGCCAAACTCGTAAGGGTTGATGATCTGGTCTGGTGGCCGGATACGACTGGAAATCACGCTGACAGGATTCTCGATTGCGATGCGCTCGATAGGTGCATCCATCAGCAGGCGCACAAAAGCCAAGGCATCCTCAGTCAATTGCGGGTCACGCAGACCACGGGTTGTCCAGTGCATCCCGGACACGGACAAATAAGTGCATGGCGGATGGGCCACCATCAAATCCCATCCGTCGTGCATCACATCGCGCACATCCCCTTGGTAGTGCGGCCCAGGCTGATCTGTTGGCAGCAGGTCACAGCTCATGGCCTCATGGCCTTCACGGATGAAGGCATCACGCACTCGGCCAGAATATTCACAGGCGACAAGAACTCTCATGCAACCACCCTTCCACCAAACTGCTTGCGCATGTCGTGCAACTGTGTCCAGCCCTTATCCGCGCAGGCAGCAGCATTGGCCAGCAGCTCACGCGAACTGAACACGCCCTCGATCTCAGGATCGCCATTGGCCACATTCGTGCCATTGATCTCATACACGGCGGTGTAATCGTCCGGCCCATCCTTACGCTGCCACGGCACCAGATCAGGGTGCAAGACATGGCCTTCGCAGCCTGTACGCTGAGACTCCAACGGAATCACATCATCCCACTTGGCACAGTGCCAGGTCGAGTCCGACAACGGGGTGGCCATCGCGCAGGTTCGGCAGTTCACATGCTCAGTGGTCTTGGTGTAGGCACAGAACTGCGACGCATCACAGAACTTGCACTGATACCAGGTCGCAGGGTCAGCGCTGATTGGCTCGGGCATCCGGTCACTCAGAGCAATGCGCTGGCCTCGCGCAATGGCAGGCAGCGCCACATCTTTGTCGAACTTCACACGCTCGGTGTGAATCCGGTCATCATCCTTGCACACGGCCAGATACAGCGCACGGTCCAAGCCAGTCCCTGCCATGTAGACCTGCATCTGCACAAAGTGCTCGGGCTTTGACTTCTCCACGCCATCCTTCACCAGAGCATCGAATGATTTTTTGGAGTGCGTCTTGAACTCGGCCACGTGCTTGGTCTTTGGGGCATCAGGCACGCCAGAGTCGATGATCGCGTCCAGGCTTCCAGACACATGGCTGCCAAAGTCAACACGGTGCTGGCTCGACACCTTGCGCACATCCATGCCGATCGCACGCAAGTCGCTGATGATCGTGGCCTCCTCATTTTGCCCACGGCGGAACAATCGCAGGATGCGGCCAGGGAACGATGGCTGCACAGCCCAGCGAAACGACAACCACAGCCAACGGTCACAAGGGTGGCCCAGGCCACTTGCCCCCATGTGAGGGCGTGGCTCCTCCTTCTTGGCCTCATGCGCTTTGTCAATCAAGGCCTGGATGGTATGCTCTGACTCGGGAATCTTCATGTTGTCTCTCCTTTGAGAATTTGCCCAGGCCTTCAACAGCCTGGGCATTTTTTTCGCTTACTTCTTGGCCCAAGGCGGCGCGGCCTTGGCGGTCGCAGCCTGAGCAGCCTCGGCCTGCTTCACAAAAGGCGGCACAGCAGCGGCAGCTGGTGCAGCACTTCCAGACATAGACTTGAAACCCTTCACCTCGTTGCTGGCGCCGTACTGCGCATCGTTCTTCACATCCAGCTTGATCGACAGGCTATTGCCAATCAACTGGTCAGTGTCAGTGACCTTGGCCAAGCCAATCGCACGCATGATGTCCCCCAGCTGCTGGCGGCCAATCTCCTCGGCCTTCTGGTTCGGGTTTTTGATGTTCAGGTTTCCAAACACCACACGGCCCTGGTGGGTCGGGCCAGTCACGTCGTAGCGCAGCTTGATGTACTGGCCATTGCCGGCCTTAGTGTCCTTCAGCTCGGCCTGCGTGATCGTCACCGTGTACCAACCAGCTGGCAGCGGGTCAAAGTTTCCACCAGTGCCCTGGGGCAGTTCGTTGACGTCAAATGCTTCGTTGAGAAATGCCATGATATTTACTCCTTGGGAATGATTTTGAAAGATGGGCGGCCAGGCTTGGCCGTAATTGCACCGGCCAAAGGCCCAGTGATCGTTGCGTCTGTCGCCTTCCAGATCGCCATGTTCAGCTCAGGTTTCCAGCGAAACAGCTTGGCCAAGTGGTCTGTCAAACCAAACTCGGCGGCCAGCTCCTGCACCTTGTCGCCATCGACCTTGCGGTCAATGCGGCCAGAGATCTTGACCACAAAGCCCTCGGGCTCCGCAGTCTCAGTGCCCTCGAAGTTCTCGGCCACAGCCAACAGCTTCACAATCTGGTCCTCGACCTTGCGGCGCTCGCCAGTTGCCTTCTCCTCGTCAGCCTTGTGCACCATCCACTGGCACGACAGTTCTTTCAGGTCGGGCTGCATCATGCTTTGCCCCCGATCTTGGCAATGATCGCGCCCAGGTCTGGGGCTTCCCAGCCAGACAACTTGCCAGAGCGATCCTTGGCCAGCCACAGGCCATCCG